ATATCACTAGGCGCCAGTGGCTGCGTTAACTTTGCGTTGTTATATACCTCTTCTTCAAGGTATATCAACACACCTGAATCGGTAATTCCTTGAAAACTCATAGCAAATGTATCAGGGCTTTCGCTTGAATATGCTGTATCTAATGCGCCTGTAAAATATACCAATTTCCACTGCTTTATTTTATGCTCTTTACAGTACTTTTCATCTAACCTATTTCTAAGCCACCTCTCTGATTTTACATGAACTTGTCTGTCAAAGTTAGGGAATACCAGCCCTGTCGCTCTACCCCTCAGACCCAGTATCTTGTTCTTATACAGCTTGGTCCCTTTAGGTACTGACCTTTTTTTCTTCTCTATCTCCTCGGGGGATAAACTAAGATTATCATTAAAAGTAAAAAACCAATATCGCCACTTAGGTGTCGGCTCTACTTTTTCTAGATCTTCCATAATTTCAAGTGGGACATCTGCCTTATATTTCTTATACGGCCTGGATCTATTTATGAATTCATCATACACAGGCAAACTTGGATCATCAGGATTTAATGTCCCCATCATGTATTCATTTCTTGATGAAACCTCACGTAAAAACTCTATATCTGCGGTGTTGATCTCATCTATATATACACAACCATACTGACCCCCTAGGGCCATTTTCCACTTCTCTTTATTGTCATAACCTAGGATATAAATTATCTTACCCTCAAACTTAATATGCGGGATTTTGTCAGACTTGTCCCCATTGCCATAGTATTCAGCATTAGAATGGATATCTAAAATCCCATAATCTGGGTTTAGTATGTTCTTTTCAGCTACTCCGGTAGTTTTAGCTGCTATGATGTGAAGTTTCTTATTTGATCTAGACACCATACGCATAAATTTTACACCTGCGCCAACTGTAGTTTTACCAGAAGCGGTTGTTCCCTCTAAAATATCAACATCAACACCGGTAACAGTGTTGCAAAAATCTATATATTTAGGTGATAGCGGCATTGTATCTTTATTCATCTAGTCCCTCACCACCTAACTGGCTTATCACGTCATCAAATTTCTTATTTTCAGTGTTCACATCAATTCTGTTGACATCACACCACATTTTTGGCTTTCGATTCTTCAACCAAAAAATCATAGCTGTAACATTTCCCGATAAAGCTGATTTATATAGGGCGTTTTCTACTTGCTGGTCTGTAACTTCCTTACCAAGCATTATCGCATTATTTAATTTATCTGACTTTTTCCGCCATTCATAAAGTGTTTTTCTGTTTATGCCCAGCTTTTTCGCCACATCATCATCAGTTAAATGTTCATCCCTGTAGAGGTAGCAAACATATGCTAACCATTCGGGCTGAACTATATCATCAAATTTCGGCTTTTTATTAAATGGTCTTTGCACTGGATCACCCTCTTTCACCAATTATTTTTATTTCTCTTGCAAAAACGTCACGTTTATGATATATTAATATATAATACTGTTAAAAGAAGAGGTGATTATTAAGTGAAATGCATTTCTTTAAGGCCTGACTGGGCCGATCTTGTTGCCTCAGGCGACAAAAAAACTGAATTTAGATCGTGGTCAACCACGCATAGAGGCGACCTCTTAATTCATGCAAATAAAAATTTGCCAAAAGCTGCAAAAGGCCTGCTAGTTAGAGGTTACTGTATAGCTGTTGTCAACCTTTATGACGTTAAAAAAAATAAAAACGGTTATTCGTGGAAATTGAACAACTTGCGCTACATCAAGCCTATCAAAATTAACGGCCAACAAAGATTATTTAATGTTGGCGACCACTTAATTCAATATCTAGATATAAAAGACTATGAGTCATTACTAGAATACTGGCATGACTTGGGTCTAATAAATCTAGATCTATCTAAAGAGTGCTAAGGCGCTCTTTTTTAATTCAAGCGTTCTAAGTATTTACTGTCTACAAATTCTTCATATTCAGGAACACCCATTTTATTCATCAATTCTTTTTTCTCACCGGAAGACGCACAAACAACTATAAAATAATAGCTTGCAGAGTTTTGCTCTTTCTGTTCTTTCGTCATCTCCTGCCTGTGGTCTCTGACTTTTTGGATCTCTTCTTTCGACTTTTCAACTTCTTCACTATCACTTAGAAAATCTACTATATCGGGGTTATCGCCAAACATGATATCTATATCGGATTCGGAAAACCCAAAGTCGGATACATTAGCCCCCAGGTCAATCATGTTAGTTAGCCCTGCCACATCAAATTCACCCATCATTGACGTATTATTCATCTGTACGTTAAGGGCCATTTCATCCTCTTTGCTGAGATAAACCACTGATACATTAAGTTCATAGTCATTATCAGGGTATTTCTCTAGTTCATCCATAACACCAATTCTCTGGTGGCCTGAAATCAATGTCATGTCAGACCCATTGACCAGTAGCGGGGTCACCAGTCCAAACTTCTTTAACCCCTTTTTTAACCTATTGCGGGTCTCTTTGTCTATCTGTCTAGGATTGTAGTCAGCTAAGTTTATTTCACTTCGCTTAACTACCCGTATTTCGTAACTTTCTGTTTTACTCATATAATCAACTCCTTCTTAATTGATGCCTCAATTAAAGGAAAATCTCTTTTGATTTTTTCAAAGTCATCTGGGAAACATTCCTTTATTTTGATCATATCCTCACCCATTAATGACCTAAAAGAAAAGCCTAAAGTTTTATTCTCTAGACTCAATGGCAATTTATTTATTTTTAAATAACTCATGATATTTGACTTATTCCATTGTGCAACTGGATATATACGCCCTCTCTTGCTGTCTATGGTTCCACTATTTTTTATCATTGCTCGTCTTACGATACTATCTGATATTCTTTCACCTGCACATATCCAATATACACCGGTCTCATTTCTCATGTAGTTATATAGATCTACTGTTTTAATTATCGGGACATCTAAATCTGGCATTCTAAAACTGCCGTATCGTAAGAAGTCTGATAACATAAAGTGTGGTACTCTAAGCATTTCAACGTCATACTTATTTTCGTAGTATCTTATTGTTTTTTCCTGAAACTCTAAGCCCTTCACTAGGTACATGAAATACGGCACCACATTTTTAAAATACTTCATACACAAATCTAAGGTGACAACAGAGTCCTTGCCACCACTAAAGCCAACAAGGACACTATCTGTTATCTTTGAAGCAGTTTCAAGAGTGTAATATAAATTATTTCTCCCCATGTCGCACCTTCTTTTTATCGTTAAGAGGTCTATTTACTTTCCTGTGAGATTTCTTATTTTTAACTCTTGAATTCATGTTTTAACCCCCTGCTCCGCCTGTTGATTTATTTCTAAAAATATTTCGCGCTGCGTTTCTTCTGTTAGCTACCTGTCCTCTACTTCTACGTGACCCAGGTGTTCTATTTACTCTCTGCGCAATTGAATTCCCTCTAGCCATTGATCTCACCCCCTTTCTTTTTAGGTGTGTATTTTGTTACTTTTTATCACAGAAAAAAGACACCCAGATGGATGTCCTTTTAAAATATATAAGTCAAGGAGGTTCTCGTAACTTCCTAATTTAATGGTGGAAGTAAAAGGCTTTTGCCCTAGAGATTATATGAAGCTACTTACTGGCTTTCCTTTATACTTCCACATTAACATAATATCACATGTTACGGGGACATTTGGGGACATCTTTACATAAATTGCTTGAATTCTTCTAACGCCCATCCGTGCTTTCTCTTAACCTACCTATAGCTGTAGTTTAATTCGCACGCTACCTCAACTAGATTCTTACCCTTAAGATATTTCATATCTAAAATCCTGATATGGTCCGGGTTAGTCATCCGGTCTAGCTTAGCTATTATATCTCGTTTTAAGTCAATCAGTTCATCAATTAGGTTGTCCATATCCTTTTCAAACTCACATATCTTATTAATTATGTTGGGTAGGCTATCTTCACAAGGTGAGGTTTGGACTCTCTCAAACATTACCGCAGTACACGACTGGGCCCTTGCTCTCTCCTCTAGTATCTGGTCTTTCTTTAAATTTATCTTGGTCTCTAATATCTGAATCTGTTCTAAGTATTTCTTAGGTGTCATGATCACTCCCCCTTAACTCTCTTAATTCTAGCCTTTAGACTGTCTAGTACATAATTTTGTACGTTTTCCTTACGTCTTAAGGCTTCCATAACATCCTCGTCTCTCGTATCCTGTGTTACCAGGTGATGTATTATAACCTTTTCTGTCTGGCCCTGTCTGTGAAGTCTCTTATTAGCCTGTGTATATAACTCATAATTCCAGTTAAGGCCAAACCACACTACATGATTACCGCCTTGCTGTAGGTTAAGCCCATAAGCTGAACTAGCTGGGTGGGTAAGTAATATATCTATCTTGCCATTATTCCAGTCTAGCTGGTCCTGTGGCCCCTCTAGCTTCTTAACCCTTAACTTAGTCTTGGCTAGTACTTCCTGAAGCCTTACAAGGTCATGCTGATAGTTATAAAACACTAATGCACTCTTGCCATTTAGCTGTTCTATAAGCTCCATGAAGGCGTCTATCTTACAGTCATGGATCTCGTGATAGTTGTGGTCCTCATCATAAATTGCCCCATTAGCTAGCTGTAATAATTTATTAGATAAAGCTGCTGCACTCGTGGCGTCTATATCTTCTGCATCAGGAACGGCCAATATCATATCACGCTCCATAGTTTTGTACTGCTTCTCTGCTTTAGGCGTTAATCTAACTGGGATAATATTATCAGTCACCGGTGGCAAATCCAGGTAGTCTTCTGCCTTCATAGAAATACAAATATCTGATATCTTATCTGTGATTAGCTTTTCTGTATTTTCTACAGGCTCGTAGGAATATCCCATGTAGTCAGACTTAAAATAATTGGCCCTAAACCCAAAAAAGCTTTTACCCAATCTCTGGCCACTATCCAGTAAGTATACCTGACTCCACAAGTCTAATAGTCCGTTAGGGCTTGGTGTACCAGTCAATCCTATAAGTCTTTTGATGTGTGGCTTAACCGATTTTAAGGCTTTAAATCTCTTTGCCTGATAGGATTTAAAACTGGAAAATTCATCACACACCACCATATCAAACGGCCAATTATTCTGATATAAATCCACTAGCCATACTACATTCTCACGGTTTATGATATACACATCTGCTGTGGTATTAAGGGCCTTTATTCTCTGCTTCTCTGTCCCCAGCACTGTAGACACTTTTAGGTGATTTAGCTCTGGCCATTTTTCAATCTCATTTTGCCAGGTAGCTTCTGCCACCTTCTTAGGTGCTATAACTAACACCTTATTTACTAAAAATCTATCGTATTTTAGTTTATCTATACTTGTAAGTGTTATAAGGGTCTTGCCTAATCCCATGTCAAGGAACAAGCCTATATTGTCATTTTCCAAAATCTTATCCACACAATGTGCTTGGTATGGATGTAATTTCAAACTCACTTGATCACCTCAATTCATCTGGTATTAAATCATACCTAGACCTCTTAATAAGGTCAACTAGTTTTTCAACTCCAGGTATGCCATAGACAACTACTGCCCTCTGATGTCGTCCCCTAATTTTACTTATCTGACTTCTCTGCGCCATAGTCAACTTACCCTTATCTGCTTTTATCTCGGCAAATATAATCACTCCTGACTCTAACACTAATATCCTATCTGGTACCCCAACATTTCCTGGAGATACGAATTTATAACATAACCCCCCTAGGTTTTTAATTTCTTTGACTAATCGTCTTTCAACATCTCTTTCTAACATCTCTGAATCTCCCTAAAAATTAGATGTAAACCATGTAAACCAAAATATCGCGTACGCGTATAGAGTTATTAAATATAGCGCGTATAGATATTATAGATTCATATTTTTTCTATAATTATATATTTTTTGTATTATATATGTATTTATGGTTTACATGGTTTACAAATTAATAAATCTATTGAAATTACTACTTTGCGTTGTAAACCAACTTGTAAAACATCTATATTTTTTATAGTTTAGATGGTTTACACTTAGATTTTTTGTAAACCAAAGATGGTTTACAAAATTAAAAGATGGTTTACAAAAAATGCCCTTTAATTTATACGTTTTAACTCTATAATTTTGCTTTTTTCAAATCCTTTTTGAGTACCAAAATTTCCGTATCTAGCAGTAGAATTTATCTTTCGCCACCCCGATAATCCGGTCAATATTGATGATATTCTATTGGACTCTCTTTTAGTGCAATATTTCATATCAGTGCCAAAACACACCTGCCAAATCTCTTTAACACACACCCTGTCCCTATCAATTAACGGGCTTTCTGTCTTTAGATTTCCTTGCACGTATGCCCTCTGCTGGCCGATATTAAGACTGTACCAATCCCTGGGTATCTTCATAGCTAGAAACTCTTCTATCTCTGTCTGCCAAGGGTCAATCTCTCTAAAGTCTTCCTGGAACTTCTTGGATATAGCTTCACTCTCGCCCTCTAGATATAGAGGCTCACCTAATATATGGTAAATATAAGCTTCTGCCCATATCTGATCTATTTCCTCGTCTAGGTCCTTAAATATGTTCTTAGTAGTAGGCTCTACGCCAACCTTAATTGGCCAAAAACGCCTATTACCCGTGGCATCTTTTAAGAATTCACTTGCGTTAGTTGATCCAAAAAATACACATCTTCTAGGTCTTTTAAATGTATGTCTTCCATAAGCAGCCCTGTAGATATCATGCGTTTTGGATAAAAACTGCTTGATGGCTTCTGTCTCCGATTTATTCATGGCTGATAGCTCGCCCACTTCATTAATCAGAGTCCCCTGGATAAGTTCCGCTGCCTCTTTACCTTCAAAATTATATAAGCTATCACTAAACCAATTCATACCTAACTTACTCAAAAAGGTAGACTTACCTATCCCCTGCTTACCAGTAAAAATTACCATATAGTCATACTTAACCCCACTATCACTAAACGCCCTAGCGACGGCAGCAGCCAATGACTTTTTCATGATATCCGCTGCATATATGGACTGTTCAGCACCTAAGTAGTCATGTAGTAGTGTAGGTATCCTTGGTACACCATCCCACTTAAAGGACTCTATAAGCTCTTTTACTTCATTTCTTTTGCTGTTATCACTTACTACCTTAACTGCTGTTTCTATCTTATCCTTGCCTGTTATCTGGTACTCCTTTTCTAACCTTAAAGCCAGCTGGGCGTCATCTGAGTCCTTCCACTCTCTAGACCCATCACCACTATCCCAGGGTAGTGGACAAGTAACCATTAGCCTACCGGCAAAGTCATCTAGCCATATCTTACCTTTATAATTTCCATCATTAGATAATATTAGTACTATATTGGCTATTGACTTTTCATTCTTTCCAGTATTTGGATTTTTTTCTAGTTTCTCTACCCAACTACTGTCTTCAACATCTTCCACTTGATCTATACCGCTAGCTGTGTCTTGACCTTGACCCACTCTATTTTGACCTAGGTCACTAAAATAATCCTGGGCCTCTTCCTGTCGTTCTTCATCAAGCTTAGACATAACTGCCTTATCTGACCTAACAAGCTCTTTCATGGCTACATAAGACGGCATTTTGGATACTGGCGTTCCCTCAGTCGCTTCTTCGTCAAGATGTGAGAACTTATGCAGCCTTATAAGGTCCCAGGCGTTAACTAGCTGACCGCTACAAGGGTCTGTAGCATGGTGAGAATACAAGAACATTCCATCTTGGTATATAACTGCACCACCTGATGTTGACCCACCGGCATATGTGTACCTGTCATCTTTTCCTGTATCTTCATAAGCACCTGGGATAAATTTATCCATGGCTGAAAATATATCATAGGTCCTACAAAACGCCCCCACAAGCCCTTTTTTAGTAGTAGGATCCTGTTGCTTATCTACTAAGTGCCTTTGCTTAATATCAACCCCAGGAACCTGTGGCCAACAAGTGATATCCTTCCAGTCTGCATACTGACTAAGAATACCGTCTGCGTTTAAAAATGGTTTGTCCTCATACTTATACACGTATTCGCTATCAGATGAACAACTCGGCCAATACATAAGCCTAGATGCCTGAAATGTTGTCGGGTCTGCCATCTCTATTCCTATCATGGCTGCCACTTTTCTTGCTATAGGCTCATACTCATCTACGGTAATCGTCCTATCTGTAGGAATGATTATCCTAAGCCTTGGCTTATAGCTAGCATGCTTTCTAGTTGAATATATGACGTAGTTACACCCTAATATCTGGACCCTTTTGATAACATCATCTGTCATCCCACTTGCGATATTATCAAAGTCCAGGGTAATTAGATCCCTGGACTCGATATTATGTGAAAGTCTTTGGTTGCCTTTTAGTACACCACCAACAAACCCACCAACATCTTTTAAAGCGTCCTGCTGTGATTTTTTCATCTTCATATAATCGGCTAGACTCTCAAGTGATCTAGTAGGGGTCTTTAGTTTGTCGACAAGGTCAGAATAGTTCATAGTCTGTCTTTGCCAGTTTTTTGAATACCTATTTGACCCCACCGACAATGTTATTTTTCTATCATTTATAAACAAGGTTACCCCCCCTTCAGATTTTAGCGCATTATAGGTAAAACTAATCCCGCAAGGGCATAGTCACCACTAGTGTTCTTTTCAAATACACCTACTGGGTGTATTCTGTCAACCTCATTCACGATACGTAATTCTGCATCTTTATCAAAATTCTTTAATAGATCCTTGTTAATCATAACGGGTCTTTCTTTTTCATCATCAGGATTAACCTTTAATAGCGCCACTAAATATTCTTTTGCATCAACAGTTCGCATATCATAGCCTACTATAGTAGCCTTTTGGGAATTAACCACCACATTATTTGGAAGTATTGAACCGGTTTCTGATACCCCCTCTGATAGTCTTTTACTATTTAAATCAAATGGAAAAGGCTCCCTAGGTACGCAGTATACCACTGTGTATGGTGCACAAATCACCTCTAGGTAATCACTTTTTGGGTATATTTTCACCTTCAACGGCTTATCGCTTAAAATATCTTTTAGTACTTCTGTATATATCTTTAGTAATTTCATATCCTACTCCTTAAACTTTATCATTGGGTGCAAATACTAAAGGTTTACACACCAACCTATTTGAATTTTTATCAACTATTACTACTAAATTTCTATGTCTCGGAAAAGTCTCAACGCAACCACTATTTGCCCTAAAATATAGGTTGTAGTCATCCATATACTCGAATGTTAAATCAAGTTCACTACTGTGACCCTCTGCTAACTTCACACTATATTTGTTGCCAGTAATTAATTCAGTGAAGTCTTTTAACTGTGCATTCCTCTTCCGCCTCTCAGTTAAATCATCCTTGAGTATCCTGGCCATATCGTATTTTGACATGACCTTGTTGGGCTTAGCCTCTGTGTTTCTAGACGGTCCAATTTCTTTTAAGTCTTTATCCATCCCACCCAATTCATCTATAAGTTTTAGTCTTTTCACCTTTACTGCATTAAATGACCTTACCTGACCAAACTTCTCAACGTATTTCTTATATACGATCCTGGGTGGGTGTTCAATATTATCTGCTATGAGACTTATTTCATCATCCATCCAGGGATACTTATGTAATGACATCAACCCACCTACTTTCTTTTATACATATCATTTATTTCTATTTGCTGGTAAACATCTTTTGATACGCTATACCTAAGATAGTCCCCGTGATTATCTTCAACTACTATATAGTAAGCTTCATCAAATCTCTCACCGTTTTCTATCTTTTCTGGAACATGTTCCTTTTCAATGACTTTGCCCACATATAACCTATCTTGTTCTTGCTGGATAATCCTACCTGTGTGAGCCCCAGCTAAGAACACGCTGCATAAAACAACCACGACTATTGCGGTGTAGTATATCTTCTTGGGCAACTTCCTATAATCTAAATAACTCATTTTCTTTACTCCTCTACCCTAAACCAGTATTTTATAAGTCTGTCTTCACCAATTTCATCAATTACTTTTTGTGCCACTTCGCTACTTGCAAAGAACGGAACACCTGAATTGTGAAATTGTACTGTACGTATATACACCTTGTTAATAGGGGTTTCACACGCAACTGTACAATTGAATTCACCACTTTTAAAAGGCCTGCTGTGTTTCCTCATAATAGTCTCTATCTTGCGTCTTTCAAGTTCAAATTCTGCTTCTTCTCTAGTTAAGAACGCATTGCCAACTTCTCTGATATATTCATCGTATGTTGCGTCAAAACAGCCATATTCAATACAACCGCTTGCTTCAATACGATAATACTCTTTACTATCTTTTGTTTCTAAATCCCATATACTCTTAGGCTTCTGCTCTGCTTCTGCCTTTTGGGCTATCAGTTCTTTTATTTCGTCCCAGTTGTCATCTATCAGTTTCCTTATATCGTTATTCATCTTTCTCATCTCTCTTAAATAAATTTTCTGCCATGTGGAAAAGCCCAAGCATTTCCAATAATTCAATCCCATCCTTTGAAAATATAGTAATCCCATCTTTTAAATTATCTACAACATTCATTATTTTACCATTATTGGTTTCTGTTTCAATTTTCATGGTTAGTGTGTCAGGCATCCTATAAAATTCTATTTCTTTATTTTCATTCAGAAAATATACAATCCCATTTCTCTCATAAACTTCATAAATCTTTCCCATTTTCATACCTCTCTATCTTTATTTAAATAAAGCTGTTAAGAATACTAACATCCAAGCTAAATACCATCCTAAAACAATGTAATCAACACGCCTCATATCACTCACCCGCACTTTCCAAAGTCTCGATTGCAAAATCAAGATTCTTCCTAGCTTTCTTTAAGTCCTCAAGGCCGTTCTTCTTTTCCCACCTAAAAATATATTTCATAGCATTGCCACAAGCCCAGTGTACATACCCTTTAGCGCCTAAGACTGATTTTAGAACGTCCTTAGACTCTATAACTAATCCATCTAGCTTATAATGTGCCGGGCTATTGACCATATCCTGTGACTCTGTTCTTATTTGTTCTTCTAATTCATTTCTTATCATACTTAACCCCCTAATCCTTCATATAAAATTCTGACTCAAAGCCAGCGCCTTTTAACACTAACCCAGGTGCCCATCCTACTGGCTCGGCCATTATCTTGCATACTTCATCAAGTGTAAGATCTTGACCGGCATCCAGTACGACCTCATCATGGATGTGCATTACTACTGGATGACTTTTAAGCCTACCATCTAATTTAATCAATAAGTCTGCCAAGCAGTCCCTAGCAATAGCCTGTACGCAGTTTTCGGTTAGCTTACCACCATAGGTGCTTTCAGGATACCACTTGGTATTCTTCTGTGAGAAAAAGTGGATTGCTGGCTTATCAAACTGATTATCCTTGATGTAAGGCTTAGGGTAAAATAGCTTTCGTCCACTAGGTAGCTGAATTGTTAAAAATGACTGGCCGTATATAGCTTCACACTCATACCTAATCCTAAGACCTCTTATCTCTTGATCTTTTCCTGTCTGTAGGGCCTTTATACAAGCCTTATTTAGACCGTGCCATAGCTTAACTATGTTAGGGTTTGCCCCTCTCCACTTATCAACTATCTCAGTCATTTCATCTTCACTAAGGCCCATCTTATCAGCACCCATAGCAACTAGGGCACCTACACCACCCTGATAACCCAGGGCAAGTGTAGCGACCTTACCACGCTGCCTTAACTCATACTCTGGATTACCCTTTTTAATCAGTTCAAAAGGTACTCCAAACATTTGACTTGCTGTAGCTTCGTATATCTTTCCGTGGGTGGCAAATACCTTATTGACCCACTCTTCACCAGCTAGCCAGGCGACCACTCTAGCCTCTATAGCGGAGTAGTCAGCCACTACAAATTTATTACCTTCAGTTGGTATAAAAGCCGTCCTGATAAGCTGTGATAGGGTGTCAGAAGCATTCCCACATACAAGCTGTAGTAAGTCAAGATTCTTAGTCTTAATAACATCTCTAATGGTCTCCAGATTGTCTAAGTAGTTTCTAGGTAGGTTCTGTACCTGGACTAATCTTCCTGCCCATCTACCGGTCCTGTTAGCTCCATACACCTGTAGCAGTCCCCTTACCCTATCACCTCTGCCTTTGCATACATCCATGGCCTTATACTTGCTTATAGAGGCCTTGGCTAGTTCTTGCCTAATCTTAAGAAATTCTCTAACATCTCCAGGTATATCATCTCTTGATAGAAGACTCGCTACTGTTTCCTTGTTGGTGTTTTCAACTCCGTCTACCCTTTCCTGCAGCCAATTTAGTACTTGACTAGTTGACTTAGGATTATCTATCCCAGTTACTTCCTTGGCTCTTTTAATGAGTCTGTCAGACGATTCATCATCAATAGCCAGTGCGCTATTTACCAGGTCTACATCCACCTTAACGCCTAAAGCATTCATTGAGTCTGATAACTCCCACAGCCTTTGTTCAATATCAGGCACTGGAAATATAGATAATCTCTTGTATATTTCCATCTCGGCCATAACGTCCTGCTTACAGTAGTCTTTAAACATCCCCCACTTGTCTAGATCGTGGTGTGGTAGGTTTCTAAGCCTACCCCCATTAACCTTAGTTGGCTTACAAGGCTTAGAGAAGTAATTAATAAGTGCCTTACCTGCTGAATCTTTTTTCTTATCCTGCGGTAACCCTATGGCATTGCCTGTCCTAGCCAGTCCCCCAGGATAGCCTAGATACATAGCATGAAACATTGAACAACGCCAACCACACCTAGAACCTACATCGTATCCGGCTGCCAAAAGTGCATTATACTCAAATGAAGCATTATAGGCATGCTTGAGTACTTCATCATCTGCCATTGCCTTAATTATTTCATCAGGTAGGACCTCACCCTGTGCCAGGTCAACTATTTGTACATCTCCAAAGTCTATTGAGTATGCAAACATCAATATTTCAAATGCTGGGTCTTCTACATATTTATAAGCCCCGCTACTGGTGATATCTACCTCTGAATAGGTTTCTATATCTATATTTAAGTGCTTCATAACTAATCCCTCAAAACTCCATAGAAGTTATATGGTCCACTTTCAGTAAGGTCTAAGTCAGCCACGATAATCCCCTTTGATGAAAACTGAATACAGTTATAGTAGTTGTCTGCCAGGATATCAACTTCGTCTATTTCAACATCTCTTTCTTTAGCTTTATCAACTATTTCATTTAATGCATTTATAAAAACTTCAAATTCCATATTTTTAACCCCCTGTATTGGTAAAATAAAGAGGGGTAAAAACCCCTCTATTAAGTTCATGTATTATACTGGCTGTCCTGTAATAGGATCTACTGCTGGCATAGCTACTGCCGTAAAGGCGTCCTGTGCATTAAAGCTAAATCCTAGTACCTCACCATCTCTTGTCTTCTGAAGACCGTTAAGTCCAAAGCCTATCCCTTTTGACTGGTTGTCATAAGCATATATGGATAAGGCTACGTGGCCATAACACCCGCTATATACCTGTGACTTATCTAGTATTGGCTGCACTCTCTGGTCTACCACTGAAGGTGGTCTATCCTCACTACAAGATGCAGTAAACACCCAGTGGCCTTTGCACTCGTCACCGAATGGTGTACCATTTTGAGTAACCCCATCACCATCATGGATTGGGTGTTTTACATGCTGAATTGATACGCCCTTTAACTTTCCATTAGCCTCTGCCTGTGCTTCTGTCTGGATAGCCTGCATTAACATGTTATATCCATTTACATCTGTCTTAGGTAACAGACAAGTTACCCCGTATTTTAATCTACCACTCTGGTCCTCTCTTGCTACGAATACGTTTACGTAGCTTAGTCTTACCTCTGTTGTTGTTATCTGCTGTGCCATAATTAATTCTCCTTTTCTTCATCTAAATTATTAAACATACTTTTTGCGTCATTTAAGACGTATTCTTTTCTCTTATCACTAGCCTTAACAAGTGTTGGTTTACCTGGTGGCTTTTCTATCACACCATCTAAGATACTCGCAAAGTCCTTTTTACCAACTAGATTTTCTAAGTTAGTCATAGATAGTAACTTTCTTTCGTATAGTAGTGGCTCTTCATATCCCGCTGATACTAGCTTACTTACGGCCAAGGCTTCATCAGTAATCTTCCTATTACTCCTACCTTCAACCAGCTTATATCCGGTTACCGTATTACCTGCTAGGGCCTCTGCCAGGGCTTCTGCCTCAAGCTTCTTAATCCAGTCAGCCACACCCTCTATTTTGGTTAGCAGCTCTCCTATTTCCTCACTAGTTAGTAGATTACCTGGACTATCCCCCATAATAGGTAGTATGTGATCTTCTATAGGCTTAAACATTGCTTCTGCTCTAGTTCTACACTTTGACTTAGCCTTACAAAATCCACAATGGTCTCCCACAGCTAGTTTGTCTGAGTCGTTAAATGCCTCTAGGGCTATCGGCTTTATCCTCTCGCCAAAGGCCAGTAGTTCATCTATCCCAATTGTGTGTGTATCAAAGTGACCTAACCTAGGCTGCACTATAGACAGGTGAATTGTCTTAATGCCGTATATCACAGAAAACATATTATACACGCCCAGGGCGTATAACATTAGTTGTGAGTTATCCTTGGCATCCACTTTCGCGCCCGTACCATACTTTAAATCTATAATGGATAACTCATTACCGTGTAACATCACAC